GAAAGTTCTACAAGAAGAAGATGATTGAAGCAAAAGCTCTTCTTGAAAAGACGAAAGACCCGAAGTACGAGAACGAGGTTTCCAAGTATCACAACTTCCAGTTGGTTCGCAAGGTCTGTTTGAATTCCTGCTATGGTTCAATCGGAAACAAGTGGTTCCGATTCTACTCGCGAGAACTCGCAGAATCCATCACTCTGTCCGGTCAGTTGAGTATTCGGTGGATTATGAATTGTCTCAACGAATTCCTCAACAAGCAGGTGAAAACAGAAGGATATGACTACGTTGTCGCAAGTGACACCGACTCCGTGTATCTTCGTCTCGGCAATCTTGTGCGAAAGGTTCTACCCAACGAAACCGACAAGAACAAGATAATTGACTTCCTCAACAAGAGTTGCGAGAAGGTGATTCAGCCTTTCATTGACAAGAAGTTTGAAGAACTCACGAAGAAGATGAACGCATATGAGAATCGCATGGTGATGGAACGAGAAGTCATCGCGGATCGCGGTATTTGGACTGCGAAGAAGCGATACATGCTCAACGTGTGGGACAGTGAAGGTGTGCGATACTCGGAACCGAAGATGAAAATCATGGGGATTGAAACCACTCGGTCTTCAACTCCGATGATTGTCCGAGAAAAACTCAAGAAGGCAATCGGAATCATTCTTCGAGAAGACAACGACACGTTGGTTGAATTCATCGAGGGTTTCCGCAAGGAGTTTCGTCAACTCCCCGTGGAGGAAGTTGCGTTCCCGAGGTCTTGCAATGGCCTCGACAAGTATGATGGTGGGAAGGACACCTATGCGAAGGGAACTCCGATCGCGGTCAAGGGTTCTCTCATCTACAACGAACTTCTTGAGAAGAAGAAGTTGAAGAGAAAGTATCGTTCCATCATGGAGGGAGACAAAATCAAGTTTCTCTATCTGAAGGAACCGAACCCACTTCGCGAGAAGGTCATATCCTTCCCATCTTCTCTACCTTCAGAACTCGGGCTAAATTCTTATGTGGATTATGATCTTCAATTCGAGAAATCCTTCATCGACCCACTAAATAGTATCGTTGAGAAGATCGGTTGGCGCATGGATCGTGAACAGACATTGGAGAGTCTTTTTGTATGAATGAGCGAATTGAGATGGTTGTTCTTCGCAACCTGATGACTAACGAAGAGTATGTGAGGCGTGTTCTCCCCTTTCTCAAAGAAGAGTATTTTGCGGAAAACTCCGACAAGATACTGTTCCGCGAGATCAACGAGTTCATCACCAAGTACAACAGCAGACCGACACCGGAAGCGATTCGGTTGGAGGTCGGTCAACTTGAAAAGGTGAGTGAAACCGATGTCAAGAGAATTTCATCTAATCTAGACATCATAGAGAAGAACGTAGAAATCGACAACAATATAGATTGGTTGATTGATCAATCCGAGAAGTTCTGCAAGGACAAGGCGATATTCAACGCCATCATGGAGTCCATTCATATCATTGATGGGAAGACCGAACAGACGGTCAACTCACTTCCCGACATTCTCTCCAAGGCGTTGTCAGTATCCTTTGACACGAACATCGGTCATGACTTCATCGAGAACAAGGACGATCGTTATGAATTCTATCATCGCATCGAGGAGAAAGTTCCGTTCGACTTGGAGTATCTGAACAAGATCACGAACGGTGGAGTCCCAAACAAAACCCTCAATGTCATTTTGGCTAGTTGTGTTCACCCTAACACAAAAATCAAGATTAGATATAGAGCAAAAAATTAAAATAACTAAATAATAGTATAGGGAGGACTGGCGATGTCTATTCAACCGATACTATATGAAGAAAATGGAAAAAAAATATTATTCTCCACTTCAAGAGAGGCTGCGAAATATTTTGGTGTCTCACCTAGTTGTATATGTCATTATTTAAAATCAGGTAAAGTAACTAGATACGAGAGTGACTATCATTTACTAGTGGTTGAGATGGAAAAAAATATAGGAAGAAAATTGAATCACAATTTAAAAGCTTCTTTGTCCAAAATGATAAAGTATATAAAAGACCTTGAAACGGTCAAAAAAAATTTTCTTTCATACGCAAAAATGCTTCCTAATGATAGATCAAAAAGAACCATAGAAAATTTTAAATTGGTTTATGGGGAAGTTGAAGGTAAAAAAAGATATTGTAAATGGTTGGATAAACAAAAAGAAAACAATTTAGGAATAAACAAATCTTTAGAGTGGTTTAGAAAAAAAAGTGTTTGGAGTCAGGAATATTGGGTGTCAAGAGGATACACCGAAGAACAGGCGATAGAAAAAATTTCTGAATACCAATCCAAAAACGCAACAAAAGCAAATAAAAACAGGAAACCAAACTCAAGAACAACGAATATAGAATATTGGATAGATAAAGGATTTTCGGAAAAAGAAGCGAAAGAAAAACTAAGAGAAAGACAAACAACTAGAAAAATTCTTGATGGAATTAAGAATCCTTTGCTGGAGTATTACAGAAATGTTTGTTATCATACGAATCAAAACAAACATCTAATAGAAGGAATAGAAAATCGCTCTTGTGATTTTCATATAGATCACATATTCTCAATACGAGATGGTTTTGACAATCAAGTTCCCCCTGAAATAATCGGATCTGCGGTTAACCTTAGAATGTTGTCCGCAAAAGAAAACAACAAAAAGTATAGTAGAAGTGACATGACATTGGAGCAACTTTATGACGATTACGAAAGAATGGTTGGTGGAAAAAGAAGCGACGGTAGGAGAAGTCAAAGAGCTTCTTGAAAAAAACTATGAGGTAGAAGTCAATTCTCCCGATGGGTATGTTCCGGTCACAGCTTACGTTGATAAAGGAATGTGGGAAGAATATGTCCTCACCACTATACGGGGAAAAAATGTTCGTTGTAACGAGAATCATCTTTTTGAAACTGATAGGGGATGGATTTCCGCAAAGAATCTTTTGGGCAAAACTTTTTTGGTCTTGGGTGAAAATGGATTTACTATTGCCACGGTCAAAAAAACCGATAGAAAAATTCCCATTGTGGATATAACTGTAGATCACCCCAATCATCGTTATTACACAGATGGGGTTTCTTCCCACAACACGGGAGTTGGAAAAAGCTTATTCCTCTGTCACCACACGACGAACTGTCTTCTTCAGAACAAGAACGTCCTCTACATCACCTGCGAAATGTCGGAGGAAAGAATCGCGGAACGCATTGACGCGAATCTTCTCAACACCCCGATTCAAGATCTCAAGAAGTTGTCCAAGGAAATGTATGACAAGAAACTGGAGCGTGCGCTCATGAATGTCAAGGGGAGACTCATCATCAAGGAGTATCCCACTGCGACTGCGAATGTCACACACTTCCGAAATCTCATCAACGAACTTCGCCTCAAGAAAAATTTCTCTCCTGATGTTCTCATGGTTGACTACTTGAACATCTGTGCGTCGGCAAGATTCAAAGGCAACAACAGTGCGAACTCCTATACTTATGTTAAATCCATCGCAGAGGAACTTCGTGGTCTTGCTGTTGAACTGAATATTCCCATCTTTACCGCAACTCAGGCGAACCGTGGAGGATATAACAACTCTGACATTGATTTGTCAAACACTTCTGAAAGTTATGGTCTCCCATCCACCGCAGATTTGCTTTTCGCACTCATCGCGACTGATGAATTGGAAGAACTAAGTCAAATCTTAGTTAAACAATTGAAGAATCGATACAACGATCCTTCAACCAACAGAAAATTCGTCTTGGGTATTGACAGGTCCAAGATGAAACTGTATGATGTGGAGGAACACGCACAGTCGTCCATCGTGGACTCGGGTCAGTTAGGAACGGAGATACGAGACAACAAAGAAAAGTTTGCAGAGAAATTCGCAAGAGCCCGATCCTTCGATGATTGGGATATATAAAGTAAATAGCAGGAGTACCGGCTCTGTCTTCTAAACAGTAGTACCGTAATTGGACTTATGTGGGTTCGACTCCCACCTCCTGCGCTTCATTAAATAAAGGAGAACATACATGATCCGACCAACAAATAACAGAATCCTCGTTCAACTCACTCCCGAGGATTACAGAGTATTCACCACCGAACCAAATATCAATCTCTTTAAGGGAACTGTCCACTCGGTCAGCGAGGGAACTTTTTCAGAGAATCCTGTTGCGACTGATGGACAGGGAAGTTTTTCGTGGGTTCGCAAGCCTTCCGATAGTAACTTGAAGAGTGGCGACATCATCATGTTCATGCGAGACGGACTTGGTGTTCCCGCTGTCGTCCAAGGCGACAATCCAGTTTCGGATACTGTCAACGGGGATTCTTCGGATGGACTGACTTACTTGGTTCTCATTGAAGAATCTCACATCTTCGCTGTGGTTTACTCGGACGCAAATCAGGAGTAAAGAGGGATGATGAAAACTCAACCGAGTTTAAGAAAGAGAAAAGTTCTTCTTCTTAATGCAAGTGAAGAAGTTATTTCCTTCATTGATTGGAGAAAGGCTGTCAATCTTCTCTATACAGGGAAGGCACGAAGACCTTTTAATTATGAAGGAGAATATGAGATTCGCACAACATGCGGAGTGTTTCGTCTTCCTTTCGCAATCGCTTTGGTTGAGTATGTTCGCATTCCCTATAAGAAAGCAAAATTGACGAGAGAGAATGTTTTTCGGAGAGACAAGTTTGCTTGTCAGTATTGCAATTGCAACTTGAACGCAAGTAACGCAACACTCGATCATGTTCTACCCGTGAGTCGCGGAGGTGGGGACTCATGGGAGAACTTGGTCGCTTCATGTAAGAAGTGTAACGCAAAGAAGTCAAACCAAACGCCCAAGGAAGCAGGAATGAAACTACTCACCGAACCTTGTCCTCCCTCCAAGAGTGCTTTGGTAATGACAATCATGAACGAAGAAACCAAGGAAGTCTGGGGAAGGTGGTTACTATGAATCTGCATATTGTGACTCCATGCACTAGGAGTCAAGAATTTCTAGATCGGTGCTATGAGTCCATCCGTAAATTGGAGATTCCATATACATGGTATGTCGTGACCGACAAGAGTTCTTACGAACACGCCATTGACATGTCAAAGTATGAGAATGCTCATCACTTGGAATCTACTCTTCCAAAATTATGGAATTCGCTTCTGAATTACTATTTGGAAGCAGTTCCAGTAGAGGATCAGTGGATGGTGGTATTGGATGATGACAATCTCATGCACGAAGGATTCAAGACAATTCTTCCGTATTTGGATTATTCCCAAGTGTCCTGTGTCACCTACGCACAGAGGGTTGATAAGGACGGAAATATTCGTGAAATGAATCCCGATTGTTTCTATCCGAGGAGAATTGATCAAGCACAGTTTATTCTCCGTAGATCCGATATTGCAGATCTGAGATATTGGAATATCTACCGTGGAGATGGATATTTCATTTTGGAGTTCAAGATACGGATGGAGATCCGTCAAAGGCAAATCTTGGTCACAAACCAAGTAGCATGCAACTACAACGCACAACACTGGTTTTGAAAAAGACCCTTTCATCCTAAAAGAGACGCCTACGAGCGTCTCTTTTTTCATAAATACATAATAACTCGCGAGGTTTCTATGAAAAATTTTGACCAACTAAGAGAAGAATTAGACAAAATCCCTCTCATCGAGGGTGCTATCACCGCAAAGCAATGGGAAAAGGTCATTGTTGCTGGGTACAACTATTTGATGTATAAAGATAAGGGAAATGATGCGGCAGCATATGAACTTTTCAAAACAGTCAAGAGAGAATGTAAATCTCACGTTGATGGGATATCTCCATACGCATCTAGGGGAGACAAGATGTGGTATTGTGGCGAAGAAATGGGTCCAATGTCTAGAAATTGGACGGGAACCAATGGAACTCTTAAGACAGATATGTACCTCTCAAGAAGTAGGGGAAATTCAAAAGTCAAGATATCCATGAAGACACCAGGAGCACAGATAGTTTCTTCCGAAAAGAACGAAACACTGGCACTCCTAAACGCAGTAAACGATGTCTACATGAAAGCGAACCCCGATCCCAAACTAAAGAGTCTTATCAAGGAAGTTGGAGATGGGTTCGGTTCCATTCTCACAAAATTCACCACAACCGAATTGAAGAAGTTGGCAAAAAACCCAACGAGAATAATTGATGTGGTGATGGAATACTTGGAGTTGAATAAACTCCACTCCATTCTAGAAGACAAGATAAGGTCATACTATAGTTCCTCTTTGGAATTTCGTAAATGGTTTGTATATGAAGCAATGAGCGGACATGTCAAATTTGCAGGTGGGTTAGGAGAAGCGAATTATCTTCTCATGGGAGATTCGAACGGTTTTATCTCAATGCAAAAATTGGTTCCCACTCTCGCTGCGAAATATGCTTCCGGTCTTACTATCGGAGTTCGTTTTATATCACATAAGAGAGGAAGAATTTCGACTAGTCTTCGTGGAGACCTTCAGAACGGAACGGTATGGGACCACGCAAAATTGTTCCTTCTTTCCGAGATGAACTTTCTCACAGAGTCAAAGATGCCTTTGAACGAGAATGTTATTGCGATTCTTCTTCGCAAACTACTTTCGTACATCATAGAAAAAGTAACTCAAGTTGTGAACTTAGGAATCAGCGCACTCCTGCGTTTCTTGGGACTCGCGCCAGCTGAGGTCACTGTGTCGGGAGCAACATATTGATGATATCATTTACCCAACATTTGCAAGAAGCAAAGAACACCCATATCACCCACTTAGAGGATGACATATTTCTCACTGGGTATGATGGCGCGATGAATTCTATTCGTTTTGTTCGTGAAGTTGTAAATGCTTTTTCTTCCAATGTTAACACTCAGCTTAATGTGAGTGTCAAGTGGGATGGAGCTCCCGCAATTTTTGCGGGCATCAACCCCGAGAATGGAAAATTCTTCGTAGGAACCAAGGGTGTGTTCAACAAGAACGCAAAACTCAACTATACAAAAGCAGATATACAGAAAAATCATTCGGGTGGTCTTGTCCAAAGGCTGACATACTGCTTGGATTATCTTCCTGAACTGAACATAAAGGGAATCATCCAAGGAGACATGTTGTTTGTTGATAGTGATCTGAGTGAAGAAAAAATTGATGGTAAATCATATCTCACATTCACTCCGAACACCATCACATATGCGGTGGAGAAAGGAACTCCACTTGCAAGAGAAATATCATCCGCAAAAATGGGAATTGTATGGCATACTTCCTATAACGGAAAAGACATTACGTCACTTGCGGCTTCGCCCGGCGTTGACGCATCGTCATTGCGAAAATCGAGAAACGTGTGGTTTGACGACGCACAACTCAAGAACCTCGCAGGAACCGTCACTTTCACAGCAACAGAATCCCAAAATATAGAAAAAGCACTCACAACCGCAGAACAATACGCAAATCGTCTCAAGGGATTTTTGAATTTCCTTTCACGGAACGAAGAACTTCGTTCTTATTTGGAAATGTATGTGAATGCGATGGTAAAGGTTGGTTCGGGTGATTTGAGTGTAGATACCTTCAAGTCGTTTGTTGAAGACAGGGAAATGGCAAGAATAAATAAGTTAAAGCAACAGACAGCAATTGATCGTGGTAAAGAAAAAATAGAGGGGTTGAAGAAAAACATACAACACTATTCTTCAGCTTTGAATTCAATGTTCTTGTTGCACAAGACACTTAGGAATGTGAAAATGATGGTCATGAAAAAGTTAGATACTATAAGTTCCTTCGGTCATTTTGTCAGAACGGACAACGGTTTCCGAGTGACTGGTGCCGAGGGATTCGTGATTGGAGATGTGGATGGGAAAACCGTGAAATTGGTTGACCGTTTAGAATTCAGCAGAATCAACTTCACAGCCGCAAAGAACTGGATATAAAACACATGGCAAAGAAACTACAGGAAATCGTTCGTGGTTCAGGAAAGAAAGTTGTGTTCACTTTCGGTAGGTTTAATCCTCCCACGATTGGTCACGAAAAACTAATAAACGCTGTGGTGAACCATGCTAGAAAAAACGGCGCAGAAAATAGAATTTATATCTCCAACAGCCATGATGCCAAGAAGAATCCTCTTCCCCCAAGAGACAAGAAAAGATTCATGTCAAAAGCATTCCCGAAAGCAAACATAGTTCTTTCTCCAGAAGCAATTACACCATTTCATGCCTTTGACATTCTTCGCGAAGAGGGGTATACAGAAATAACTTTGGTGGTGGGGAGTGATCGAGTTGCTGAGTTCCGCAATTCAATTCAAAGATACATTGATAAAGAGAACATTAAACTAGATAAATTTGAAGTGGTCTCGGCGGGAGAAAGAGACCCTGACGCCGAGGGTGTAGCTGGGATGTCTGGTTCTAAACTCAGAGATCTAGCAAAACAAGGAAAAGCAGACGTATTCATGACTGGTCTTCCTACGGGTCTTAGTGAACCCGAAAAGAAGCAAATCTACAATATTCTTCGCAAGGAAATGGGAATCTCCGAATCGCATGACTTGAGTGAGCAGACAGAGGAAGATGATTCAATAACAGTCATGGTCCTCACCTCTTCTCCCAGTGATTACAAAGGAACTATAGGAAGATTGAAGAAATCTTGCGAAAAGAGAGGAATAACCTTCCAAGTTGTAAGATCGAAGACTGCATACATAGACACCACGCAGGTTCGAAGGAACAAGTTAAAAATTGAAAACTACAATGGAAAGGGAGACAACCTGACCATCAATCCTCGCAAGACAGTTTGTTTTGTTCGAGGTGGTTCCATGAAGACGGAAGTCGGAATGGCATTGATTCGTATCATGGAAAACTACGGTGTGTTCACCATCAACGAATTCAAGACCATGCAGTTCTGTTCAAATAAACTTGCGACCATGATCGAATTGGAGAGACAAAAGGTTCCGATTCCGAGAACAGCATACGTTCCTTCTGGCGGTGATGTTGAACTAGCACATAAGAAAATCGGCGGTCAATATCCGGTAGTCATCAAGACCATCACTGGCGCTGAAGGCATCGGAGTTTCAATTGTTGATTCTTACGCTTCACTGAAATCGGTTCTTCAGTCATTGTGGAAGTACAACGCAGAAGTCATCATTCAAGAATACTTTGAAATCAAGTATGACGTTCGCACTCTAGTTCTTGATGGAAAGATTTTTGCTTGTGCGAAGAGAATCAAGGGCGGTAAAGATTTCCGCACTAACATTGCTCTCGGAAACAAGGGCGGTCCACATGAGTTGAGTGATATTGAGAAGGAAGTAGTTCTCAAAGCAGCAAAGATATCAGGTGGTTTTTATGTTGCCGTTGACCACGTTATTCACAACGGAAAACCATATGTCCTTGAGTTGAATGGTTCTCCTGGATCTGCGAACATGTATTTCAACTACTACAACACTGAGGGAAAGCAGAGCAAAGTTGATGGGGAACAAATGATTGATAATCTCATTGACTACATTGCAGATAGAGATAGATGGGAAATTGCTGGTGTTGAAGCAGGTGTGATTGAAAACATTGAGATGTGGGGCAAGAAGATGGAAGCGAAGTTGGACACTGGAAACTTTGGTCACAACTCCATGCACGCATCCGAAATCAAAATCACAGGTGAATTCCCAAATAGAAAAGTTTCGTTTAAGGACTACTTTGGAAAGAAGCATATCATGCCTCTCA